TTCTGGCAGTCCCCCGCCCTTCGCTTCGGAGACATCCACGCTCAGCCCTTGCAGACTAATTTCGTTGCCTGTTGGCCCGATGATTGACCAGCTTCCCATATCACCTCTATCTATACCTTGCAGACCCTGCTCATCAACCCCTACTACAGCTCTGCGCTCAAGAGCAGTTTGACTTCCGAACCAAATTTCATCCAGCACACACTCCCGGCTGCCCCGGAGAACAACGTTGTTGCAGTATATGTTATCTGCCAGGTATCAATGGTCGAGCTATTCAACCCTACTGTTACATCACCGGTGAGTGTTACCCAGGCATTGGCCACATAGTCAAAGGCAGCAATTTCTGTTGACCCGGTTCCCCACCCGGTGACATTGTGCGAAATGGTCGGGGAGGCTCGCATTGTCACTTTGTTCCGATTGATAAATGAGGTTATCCAAACTGATCCTTCTCGAAGTCCACTGCATCCGCTCTCCGGGACATAGAGGTATCGCTGGCACAAGGTTAGCTCTTCCCCCAGGGGACGTGGTAGAAGCCCGCCCGCCGTGTCGCCTGCCACCAGACGAGTCGCCTCTATGTCGAGGGTTATATCCTGCGGTTGTTGACCCTCCATCCAGAGAAAGACGACAAGGTTGTTGAAGGTGGTTCCCAGGGAAATCCCCTCATGTTTGAGGTTGTACCACGTTGTGTTGTCAGTGCAAGTGCTGCTCCCTTTCCCCCCCGAAGCAGAGATATTCGCTGCCCAGATGGGCGTTGCCCCCCAGGTTGCCACGACATCGCTGGTCGGGCTATCTTCGGGGCCATCCCATTCGAGCACGGCAATGCAAACCGTGGCGGAGGCGGAGCAGCGCACCTGCGCCGCCACGCTCACATCCTGCCCACGCAGATGGCGGCAATTCGCCCCCTCAATGATTTGCGCAATACCAAAACGCTGAGACAAAGCATTCTTTTGCTTCATCTGAAGAGCAAACCGCTGGCTATTCCCGTCAATACGCTTGCAATCAACCGGACCTGTTTCGGTCAGGGCAAGCCAGCGGTCGGCGCAATAGGCATCGTCACTGTATTCTGCATCGGTGGCGGGGTCGTTCTGCCGTTGCCAGATGGCAAACCCTCCGTTGATGAGCAGATTCTGGTAGGGCGCATCTCCCACCAACGCAACTTTGGAAACGGTCAGCGTATCATCAATCACGTAGAGCCGCTTATCATTCTTGAAAAATATGCGTCCCCATCCCGACGGCATACTGGACGGGTCGCCCGTGCGTTCCTGCAATCCTATCAATGCTTCACCCATCATCATTTCCCCTATACCCTATACCCTATACCCTATACCCTATACCCTGTTCCCTATACCCTATACCCTGTTCCCTATACCCCTGTTCTCTTGCTCACAGCCGCCGATAGCCCTCAAGCCACATCTGCACATTGCCTGGCAGCGTTTCGCTTGCCTCCCGGAATGCGGTTGCATCGCTCCCCCCCTGCCGGTCATAGCTGCGATACATCCACCCGACAAGTTCCTTGACGGCCTGGACGACGGGCGAGGGGGGAGTAATCGAATAGGCCCAACGCCCGGTTATCGCAATGGCCTGCTCCCTATCGGTTTCATACGTCCACACCTTGCCGGTGCTGCTCAGCAACCGCAGCGCAAAGTAGGGCGGGGTTTCCGGCACCCCGATAACCTCCTCGCTCCCAATGGTCTCCCCGTCCCCATTCACAATCTCGGTAACATAGCAGAGATCGCGGTCAAGGTAGAGGTCCCATCCAATGACGACCGGATACATACAGTCAAACTGGCGGGTTGCATCGGCTGGAGCCTCAAACACCCGGTCACAATATCGTTCAACAGTCGCCTGCGCCGCGCCGAGTAGCGTGGTCAGCAGGCTGTCATCTGCGTCCGTGGCAATGCCAAGATACGTTTTTGCTTCTTCCAGGGTTACATATGCCATTCCTCACCTCCGCTTGCTTGTAAGGGGAAAGGGGAGAGGGGAGAGGGGGGAGACAGAGGATAGGGAGCGACACTCCTGAACCCTCTCCACCCAACCCCAAACCCTATATGCTCCCCGATCCCCGAACCCTATGCCCCCCGATCCGCGCCCCCTGCTCGCTTACGCCATCGTCAGATATTTAATCGCCTCGCTCAGCACCACCCGGCTATCAATGCGGTGGAACCAGCGGAACCCGACCTGCCCATTGGCCGCATAGAGTTCGCTCAACCGCGTCATCACCAGGTGCGAAAAATCCACAATCCAGAAGTAGTTGAGGTCGCCAAAGACGATGGCGCGGTTGCCGGTTGTCATTGCGGGCATCGTCTCGACCGTGTAGACGGGCCGTCCGAGCAGGGTATCCGGGTGTCCGGCCTGGAGGCCGGGCTGCCAGAGGTAGGTCCCCGCATCATCCTTGAGCTGTCGGATTGCCTTTGCCGTTGCGTCCTTCATCAGCCAGACAGCGTTATGGCGGTAGAGGTAGCTCACGCTGTGGTAGAGGTCCATAATCTCATCGGCGGTGACGGCGGTTGCGCTGGATGCTGTCACGCCCAGGCCCGCCCCGGCAGTCACGCCCTGCGGCTGGTCGCTGCCGGTGCCTACCACAAACGCCGTGTTCTCCGCCGCTGCGAATGCATAGGCCGCGTCGGGAATGAGAATTTGCTGCACCACGTCTACGCGGCTACTCTCCAGCAGTTCATCGCTCACCTTGCTCAATTTGGTATACTTGTATGGCTCAAAGGGCACTTCCCCGACTGTTGGCTCAGCCTGGGTAAAGGCTTCTTCCTCTCCCGTGAGTGTGGCAAGCGTCGTGCTGTGGGTCATCACAGGGACCTTGAACGCATCGGTTCCCGCCACCTGGAGCACCCGTGCCCCGGCCTGGCGCAAAATACTGGACGATTTCAACGCAACAACCAGCTCTTGAGCATAGCGCGTTGGCACCAGGTAGCCCCCCTCCGAAGGAGTCCCGACCTCCATTGCGGCTTTTGCGGCCCGCAACGCCGACATATCGCCCGTATGGACATAGGCATTGTAGGCTTTGAGATACCGCTCCTCCTGCTCCGAAGTCATATCAACCGACACATCGCCTGGCAACACAAACCCGCCGGCCTTGATTGCGGGGCCATCGGTTATTGCCTTGATGGTCTGTTCGAGCGCGGCAAGGCGGGCCACAAGTGGTTGATCATTGCGCTCCTGCTCGACACTCCCCGGCTGGTACGCCGGTCGTGTCTGTGTATCCTGCATGCTCATCACGGCGGCCTGTCCCGGCGTGGGAATATCCCCCGCATCCTGAACCCCGAACCCTACACCCTGTCCCCCATTCCCTATTCCCTGTCCCCTATCCCCTGTTCCCTGTCCCCTATCCCCTATTCCCTGATTCTGTTCCATACGCATTGTCCATCCTCCTTGTTGTTCATATTCCTGATGACACACACGATATGCATTTGCATCGAAGGGGGGAGCCACCCGCACTGCCTGCACCCGCGTCATTTCGGGCATGGCAGGGGTGGGGGTGAGGCTCCCCTCCACAATCGGCCACTGGAGAATATGCCCATCGTCAGCTTTGCGCACCATATGGGGCACACTCCCCGAACTCCAGCTCAGCTTGCCGGCCTGCACCAGCTCATACACCATCCGCTCATAGGCATCGGCAAGGTCCAGCACTGTTTCCGCCCATATCCCCAGGTTATCCCGCTGTGTTTTGATTGGCTGAAAGAAGCGGTCTGCCAGCCCTTCCAGCCCGGCCCGCAGCGGTATGCTGTGGTGAAACAGACAATAGGCCCCGTTGCCATCCTCTTTGCCAAAATAGGTTCTGGCAGAAAAATACTCCCCAACCAGGTCTTTCTGGTTGCCAGGCTGGTCGCCAAAGCGCACCAGGTAGCCGCCGACCCGTCCCGCGCTCCCGACAGTTTTTATTGCCCCGCCGGTCGCGATGATCCGTTCATTGTTGTGTTTCTCATCCGCATGGTTCGTGTTGCTCATCCGTTTCCTCCAGTCCGAGCCATTTCCGCGCCTCAGCCTTCGTCATAATCCCGGCTTCGACGAGCGGAACCAGGCTTTTTGTTTTTTCCACCTCGTGCTGCTGAAATTCCTCCAGCCGGTCCGGCTCAAATGCGAAGACCAGGCCGAGCGGCCCGAACAATTGCTCATTCAGGGTTTCCTCAATCAGGGCCGCCTCCGGAAGCACTGTCTGGTTCAAAAAGGTGATCTTGTCGTTGATGGATGTTGCGTAGTTGGCGGCACTGGCACTGAGCAAACTGTGGGGCACACCAAGTGCGGCGC